CAGGTGTTGGGGCGACCGAAGCCGCCCCAAAACATATTCCTGCCACCAGCGCGTGAGCGTCTGGCCGGGTTTCATTCTGACACCTCACCAGAACGTTCAGGCGCAGGTTCCGACGCAGGTTTGCGCGCAGGTTCGGACGCAGGTTCGGGCGCAGAGGTAGGGGCTTGCGCCCGAACGCTGGACAGGGCCTGCGCCTGCGCGGCGCGCATTTCCTTGAGGAACGCGCGGCGTTCAAGTTCAAAATGGCGACGCGCGCGCAGGACTTCGGCCATACTGCCAGATTCGTCGGGCATGCGGTCAATATTGGTCCAACGCTCGCCCTCGAATTTATGACTGGACGAATGGGGGCGGTGAAAGAAAACACGCACCCCGACAGGCGCATCAACGCGCCACGTCACCGTTTCCGCAAGTTCGAGATCGAACGTATGGCCGACCCCCGCGAGGACTTCGAGACCTTCGGCTTCGATGTAGAGCGGGGCAGGGGCCGAGAGGCGCACCCGCAAATGCCCTTTGATTTCGGTTTTTTCATTGGCTTTCACCTCTTGCCAAGTAAACGGGTCGAATTTCATTTTTCACTCCTGTTGAAAAAGGTTAGAGGGGGGGGTTAAACCCCCGCACCCTCAATCGCGGCGTAATCATCATTGGATTCCGCCAGCACGTCACCAATCTGGGTCAGACCAACAAGCGTAACCGCATGGCGGCAGACGACTTCAAAAGCCGGGGCCAACGTGTCGGAAAACACGTCATGCGGGAACGGCTGCGGGGCAATATAGTGAGTTTCGCCGTATTCCGGGTCCACAATTTCCGTTTGCCAAATATTGGCGCGGTTTTCCGTAAAACCGCCGCCGGGGGTAGCGTTGTAAAACGCACCACCGAGCCGCGTGAAATCGCGATTCCATTTGTTGTTCATCGGCTCAAAGCCATACACGCCAGACGGAGCGGTATGCTTCGCATCGAGACGCCGATTCAGAACCAAATCGACAGGTTCGATGCGCTGAACATCGCGCAGCGCGTTCGGCAAATCGTCGAACGTGAGACAATGCAACCATTCATCGGACATGCGTTCGTCAATACGCTCGGGAAGAACCTCGCACGTAATAATGACAACGCCTTCCACGTCCGACATCGGCAGGTTGATCGACAATTGCGCCGACGCTCGGCCTTGTGTCACCGAGGCGTCCAGGTTGGCCGCATCGGTGGCGAACCGCTCGGCAAAGCCGACCGGCACACGCTTGCTATCGAGTAGCCACGGGCGCTTAAATTGATCGGCAGGAACAGGAAGACCCTGCATCAGAAGGGCGACGATAGTATCATCGTTGTCAAACCCGGTCGCGTCATTCCCGGCATAGGCCGTGCGCAACTTGGCGAACGCCTGAGTAGTGCGGGCCTTGTCGATATCGGCGAGGGTCACCGGAATCCCCGCGCCGCCAACGTTCTCAACCATCAAGCCGGACAAATCGACCTGCAAAGAATCCACAGGGTCATAATAGACGGGACTGCTGGGAGTAGACGAATAGTGCAATTCGCCAGACGTAGCAGCGACAGCGACAGTTGTGGCAACATTGCCGTCGGTTTTCTTGCGCAAAACACCTTTACGCCCAGCGGTGCCCGCTTTGATTGATACGGTGCGCATCATGTCGCCCGTGATAGACAACGACCCTGCGGCTACATCAAGATCAAAGGAGCCAAGCAAAAGTGCCCGCTCATAATCGGGAACGACGGACGCGAAGCGCGACGAGGGCCAAAAGGCCGGAGCCAGCGTGGAAGCCGCAGCGGGATCCTCCGCCCCATAGGGACGCCGACCAATGCGCGACGAATGCGCGGCGGCGCGGAAATTCCAAACAAGATTGTAAGCGTCGACAAGATCATAATTCACGCGCGCATCTGACGGAACGTGAATGCCGAGAGTTTTGAACAACGCGGATTGCGAGAACGTCACGGCGCCAACACTACTGTTGTTGTAATATCCCGCGGGGGAGCGATCCGCCGCACCGAGCGATTTAATCGCCTCGCCCGTCATAGCGTGCATCAATTCATCACGCCCGGGAAACTTGGGATGGGCCGATTTCGGAACGAACCACGCTTGGAAATTCGCCGTAACCGCGTTCAACAACGGTTTCGGCATTTCCGCAAGCTGCACGTCGATTCCGACGCGCCCAGACGCACTATCGCCGGGCAGGACGGGAAAATAACCGACAGGCACGACGACACCAGCGCGGCCGCTAGTCATGGTCACGCAATTATCCTTGCGGGTGGACTTGTTGAATTGAACAGGAGTGGTCGATTGACGAGCCATTTTTGGTTTCCTTTGTTTTAGAAATCGCCAGCGCGATATGTCACGCCGCCGATAGTTACACGACCGTTCCGAATAAACTCGGAACGCTGTTCACTTGTAAGGTCGCTAAATTGCAACCGACCTTTCTTACCTTGTGACGAAAACGGATTGCCGATACCGCCAAAAGATTGGACAGTCCCGGGCGTCTGCGAAAGACCGTATGTTTCTGCCGCCAACTCACCAGCAGCGGCTTCAATATCTTCGGTCAGAACCACGTCAAAGGGGTCAATCTGGAGACGATCCGCCAAGCGCGCGTTAAGGACGGTTTCACCACCAGACACATTGAAAACCGGAACCGAACCCGCGCTTTCATAAGTCGGTCGCGAGGCCGGACGACGCCCAAATCCGAGCGCCGCCACGCCCTCGTGAATCTCAATCGGACTTTGAGTGTCCTTGACGCTTTGGGGGCCAAGAACAACCCCGCTTCGGGCTTGTTCCAGCTTAAGCCTCGCCAGATCGAGATTCAATTGATCCGCCTGGCGCTGGCGTTCGCGATCCGCTTTGACTTGCGGATCGAACGAATCAAGCGCGCTGGTGAGAACCTCTAGCGATGCAAGCGGAGGAGGACCGGCGGCAGGGGCAAGGCCCGTGCCTGCGGTGTTGCCATACTGAAGCATGGTCAGGGGATTAAACCCGTATTTGTCCGCAGCCGCGCGAGCGCCTGCGGCTTGGGCCAGAAGATTGTCCTGAACGGACGGGGCCTTTTCTTTCTTGCCGAACAGGCCCTTGAGGCCCGTGACTACGCCGAGCGCGCCTTTGATAAAGCCGAACATCAGCGCCCCCCGATCCGACGACGCCGGGAGCGGTAAGATCGCCCGTCATCCTGAAAGGTCGTAAATTCCCACATGCGGCGCATACGCCGGATGAAATCGGAGGGACGGACCCAGAACATATCACAGGCGAAGATAACGACCGCAGGCAGGTCGGCTTCGCTGGAATAGATGTATTCTTCGGGGCGCGTGTGACGGAAGAGCCATGCCATCGCGTCTTCGACGCTCTGGACGGGCATGGGATCACGAGGCGGGCGCATCTACTTCCCCCTCTATCTGACGCTTGAGCGCGCGATAGGCCGAAACCCCCGCCGCGCGTTCAAGCGCGGCTAGGGAAGTTTTCAAGGAACCGAAAGATTCCATAATCTCTTCGACGAGGATTTGCCGGGACTGGTTCATGAGACCAACCCCGGCAATCCGGCGCAGAACGCGGCATGGCCGGAAGGGTAAACCATGAC